CGGTTTTTCAAGCGTTTGCGTAAAGCTGGTTTTAAGTTTCGTTATGTTGCCTCAGGTGAGTATGGTGATATTTCTCGAAGGCCTCATTTTCATATTGCGTTGTTTGGCGTGGACTTTTCTCATGACCGTTCGCGGTTTGGCAGTTCTAATGGTGATTTTACTTTTATTTCTGCAACCGTCGATAAGTTATGGCCTAAGGGTAATCATTTGATTGGTACTCTTAATTTTGAGTCTGCTGCATACATTGCCCGTTATATTTTGAAAAAGATTAAGGGCTTGCAAAAGCCTGAACCGCTTTATGTTGATGATGCTACTGGTGAAGTTGTTTTGCCTAATCCCGAGTTTTTGGTTATGTCTAAAGGCATTGGCCGATCTTGGTTTCGGGATTTTTTCATGTCGGATGTTTTTCCGCATGCTTCTGTTATTACTGCCCAGGGCTCTAAAGCCCCAGTTCCACGTTTTTATAAAACATTGCTAAAGGAGGTTGGATCCGATCTTGCACTGGATATGCAGTATAGGTCCTCGGTTCGTGCCGAGTTAGACCTTGAGCGTAAAGCTTACGAGGACCAGCCGGTCCGTAAGTCTTCGCGTTCTCTTGTTAGCTCTGCTAGAGCTTCTCTTTCAAAACGTACAATTATTTAAAGGGTTTATCATGATTCTGTTTGTTGTTTGTGTTAAAGACCGCGCTGCGGATGTTTTTAACCGTCCTTTTTTTGTTCCTCATCGAAATGTTGCTATTCGTGATTTCACTGACGAAGTGAATCGTGTAGCTGGTGATAACCAGTTGAATAAACATCCTGATGATTTTGATTTGTATTTGCTTGGTGAGTTTGATGATACTCGTGGTGCATTTGTAAATAATGAACCTCAAGTTTTGGTCCGTGCCAAAGACGTTTTGCAGTCGTCATGACCCTTGTGGCCCTTCGGGGCCACTTTTTTTAATTTCTTTTTGGAGTTATTTATGTTTCACAATAAATCGGTTGATGCACATAATTTTGCTATGGTGCCCCGTGCTGACATCCCCCGCTCTAGATTTTCTATGCAGAAAACTCTTAAGACTACTTTTGATAGTGGTTTGATTGTGCCTATTATGTGTGAAGAGGTTTTACCTGGAGACACTTTTAATGTTAATGTCACGATGTTCGGTCGTTTGGCGACACCACTCTTTCCGGTTATGGATAATCTCCATTTGGACTCGTTCTTCTTCTTTGTTCCTAATCGTTTGGTTTGGAACAATTGGGTTAAGTTTATGGGGGAACAGGATAATCCTGCCGATTCTATTTCTTACACTATCCCTCAACAGGTATCCCCAGCTGGTGGATATCCTATCGGGTCCTTACAGGACTACCTTGGTTTACCGACTGTGGGTCAAGTTACCGCTGGTGCTACGGTTTCACATTCGGCGTTACCTACCCGTGCCTATAATTTAATTTATAACCAATGGTTTAGGGACGAGAATTTACAGAATTCTCGTGTTGTTGATAAGGGTGATGGTCCGGATGTTACTCCGGCTACTAATTATTCTATTCAGAGACGTGGTAAGCGTCATGATTACTTTACTTCTGCTTTGCCTTGGCCTCAAAAGGGTGGTACTGCTGTTACTTTGCCTTTGGGTACTGTTGCTCCTGTTATTGGTCTTGGTAAGTTAAATCAGGTTTTTGGTGATGGTCCTATCACTGTGAATGAATCTACTGGTTCTTCCGCTACTTATCCTTTTGCTACTTCTATTACGAATACTTCTGTTGATCGTAATTTTTATGTTAAGGGTTCTGCTGCTACTGGCGGTACGCCTCAGATTTATGCTGATCTTTCTGCTGCTACTGCTGCTACTATTAATCAGCTTCGTCAGTCTTTTCAGATTCAAAAGCTGCTTGAACGTGATGCTCGTGGTGGTACTCGTTATACCGAGATTTTGCGTTCTCATTTTGGTGTTACTTCGCCAGATGCTCGCCTTCAGCGTCCTGAGTATTTAGGTGGTGGCTCTACTCTTATTAATATTTCTCCTATTGCCCAAACCACCGGTACTGGTATTTCTGGCCAGACTACTCCTCAGGGTAATTTAGCTGCTATGGGCGTTTATCATGCTCATAATCATGGGTTTACCCAGTCGTTTGTTGAGCATGGTTATGTTATTGGTGTTATTTCTGTTCGCGCTGATTTGACTTATCAGCAAGGTTTACGACGTCATTGGAGTCGTTCTACTCGTTATGATTATTATTTTCCTGCTTTTGCGATGCTTGGTGAACAAGCTATTCTAAATAAGGAAATTTATGTTACTGGTGGTTCTTCTGATTCTAATGTTTTTGGCTATCAGGAACGTTGGGCGGAATACCGTTACAACCCGTCTGAGATCACCGGTTTGTTTCGTTCTACTGCAGCTGGTACTATTGATCCTTGGCATTATGCTCAGCGTTTTACTTCTTTGCCTACTCTGAATTCAACTTTTATTCAGGATACTCCGCCTCTTGCTCGTAATTTGGCGGTTGGTACTGCTGCTAATGGTCAGCAGTTTTTATTGGATGCGTTTTTTAATATAAATGCAGCCAGACCTCTTCCTATGTACTCTGTACCTGGGCTTATTGATCATTTTTAAGCCTCTATCATTCCCTTCGGGGAATGATTGAGGGAAAGGTTTTTATGTCTTTTTTTGATACGTTGAAGAGTGGTTTTGATACTGTTAGTTCAGTTTTTAATGCTGTTCCTTCTTCTCTTATTTCTGCTGGTTCTGCTCTTCTTGGTTTTAAAGGTCAAACTGATACCAATGCTGCTAACGTTGCATTGGGTAATCGTCAGATGGATTTTCAGGAGCGTATGTCTAATACTGCTTATCAACGGCAAGTTGAGGATATGAAGGCCGCTGGCCTGAATCCTATGCTTGCTTATTTGAAAGGTGGTGGTGCTTCTACTCCTCCTGGTGCTATGCCCCAGGTTCAGAATCCGTATCTTGCGGGTTCTACTTCTGGTTATCAGTCTTCTCAAACTCAAGTTGCTAACAGGCAAGTTGGTAAGGTTGGTGCTGAGACTGAGAATATTTCCACTGATACTATCAAGAAGCGTGCTGAAACGTTATTAACCCTTGCTAATAAGGAATTGTCTTTTGCTTCTGCCGATGAGAAGCGTCAACATATTAATTTGATGGATAAACAATCTGCAAAGATTGTTGCTGAGACTAAGAATATTCCTATCGAGGGTGATCGTTTGGTTGCTGTTATTAAACAGCTTGAATCGTCTGTTAAGCTTATTGAAGCCCAGACGTTGACTGAAGAGCAGCGTAAGCAGCAAATTTTTGCTCTTGCTTTGAAGACTTTGAATGAATCTGATTTGGTGGCTGCTGATTTGAAAGCTATTCAGCAAGCCGACAATTTGGGTAAGGAGTTTGGACAGTACAAGCCTTTGGTTGATACTGTGATGAACATTTTTCGTATGTTACGACGTTAAGGAGTTTTTATGTTATTTGCTTCTGCTTATGATAATTTTGATGACCGTTCTGAAGAGACTGGTCTTAAGTGTTTGGATGATTCTTTGACTCAGCAGCAATTTCGCGATGAGTCTGATATCAACAATATTGTTGATCGTTTTATGAAGACTGGTCATTTACCTGATCCAGTCTCTATGCCTCAGTATGTTGATTATGAGGGTGTTTTTGATTTTCAGTCTGCTATGAACGTAGTTCGTCAGGCTGATGAGAACTTTATGCGGATGGACGCAAAAGTTCGTTCTAGATTCCATAACTCTCCTCAAGAGTTTTTAGAGTTTTTCGCGGATCCCGCGAATTCTGAGGAGGCGGTTCGCCTTGGTTTGGCTTTGCCAAGAACCAAGGAGAGTCCTCCTGACGATGCAGCTCTTGCTGCTTAATCGTCTTTGGGCACAGTTCGCTACTTGATGTAACTGTGCCTATTGACACCTTTTTGTTTTTCTGTTCTAATGGAGTCACTATGAAACCTCTTCATCGCACTAACGCTAACAAGCACAAGTCTGCTTCTTCTTTTAAGCGTAATATTTCAACTACCAAGTTGATTAACATCACTGCCGGCCCAATGCGCGGTGGTATACGCCTCTAAGGCTCTGGTGTGTACATCTCTATGGACACATCCCACCCATGGCCCTACGAAGTGTGGTCAGTGTATAGAGTGCCGTTTAGCTTATTCCAGAGAATGGGCTATACGTATAACTCACGAGCAACAGATGCACAAGGTGTCTTGTATGCTGAACCTCACGTATAACGATGATTGGCTACCTGAACATGGTCAACTTTTTAAGGATGACCTACAGCGGTTTTTCAAGCGTTTGC